ACCCTAACGTATACCGGACGTTCCGTGCGTATAATAGCGAGCCCTATTTGTAAAAGTCTTCGTGCAAACTGTGTCTTCACCACCACCGTACTAAATTCTACATATTTTCGTGAATTTGGTCTATGACGATCGAGAACCTTCTTCATAGATAAAATTCGTCCCAATGATAAATTATCACAATATACCGTGTTCAATTCAAGTCTCACGGGTTGGTTAAACGTCCACACACTGTTAAAAAATAAATCCAGATGTTTTGGTGTAGTTTTATCGGTTATTGTTAAAGCGCATGTTTGTGCCATACTTTAAATATAGATTAATTTCTTTATAAATATTAAAGATGCCAGTGCGTAAGAAGTCCCCGAGTTCTATGCTCACGTCTATAAGTAAGCGTCCCAATAAATCCGTACAAACTCGGGTTAGAAAACTAACTAACTTATCCAACTTAAAAACCAATACTCACCGCGAACTCGAAAATCGTCAGCGTGAACTCGAGAAAGCTAAACGTATCATCATGCGCGCTAGAGCAGCTGGCGAGAAACGACTGGTTGCAAAAATGATGCGTGAAATGGGATACCAGCGACTCAACAACCCTTAAACAAAAATCTCAGTAAAATATTAGATGAACGACAAAACTCTTGTTTTCAGTTGGTGGTTATGGATTTTAGCAATCCTTTTTAGACTAGGGTTTACATCTTATTCACCGTTCTTGCCATTATTGATTGCACTCGTCGTTGCAACATACTTGGTGTTATACAAGTTCCGTCGTGAGTATCACTGGACAAAGAAGGTAGTCATCATGTCTTTAGAACTTTTGTTTACAGTGATGAGTTATTCGCCCAGGTCTATTTTTGATACGACAGACCTGATGATTACTACCATGGTAACTATGGTATACCTATTCTATGTAAATTTGAATGGTACAAATGTTTATGAGTTGTATTTTAAAAGATTTCCCGAGGCACACAAGGATGAAACTTTCATGGAACACCTAAAAAATCTCAGTAAAAGGTAAGATGCCTCTCACCGATGCTCAAATTACTCGAAAAGTTGGGCAACTGCGTAGAACAGAAGGTCAAATCTATGCACCTCTCAAATACTTCAGAGGGCTTGAGACTCTCAAGGAGGTTGAAGCTCGTTACAAGAAGATGCTCAAGAAAGACTACACCAAGTTCAGAACAGACGAAGGACGAAAGACGAAGACTTCCTCCTACACCCAAAAGTTCCGGAAAAGGTACGGCTCAGATGTTAAGTCGTTACCAGATATTGCGAAGGCTACTGGCATTCCTCTAAAGACTGTGAAGACCATCTACAATAGGGGACTCGCTGCGTGGAGAACCGGGCATCGACCGGGAGCTTCTCCACAAGCGTGGGGGTACGCTAGGGTTCATAGTTTCGCCACTAAGGGGAAGACGTACTACACTGCTGATAAGGATTTACGATAGTTCATTTCCACGCACTTTCCACAAATTCCTTTGACCACTGAAAATGAGAATTTTGGGTTTCTAATGTCGTGAGAACAACATTATCTCTTGTATATCCTTTACCATTATCAATTCTTTCGAGGGACACGCGCCAATCGCCGTCAATGTTCATTGGAATATCTAAATAATAACACCGTCCACGTTGCTTTTCCCATATGTCTATAAGATATTCAATAGTAATTTCACTTTCCCGATGATTACGACCCTTCGCGTTTCTTTTTTTCGTATGACCTATAGAATTATTTTTTAATTTTCTCAACATAGTATACAATCTTGGTGGAGTATTTCCCCGTTTTGATTCACTAGTATGTTGGTTATATGGAATCGAATTATATATTCTTGATTTATGAACTTCATGCTCGTCGTATGCATCAGTATTACGCAAATTATACACACTCATAAATTTTTCACGTGACCATTGAGTAAAACCAGTCTGAAAAGCTATATGTATTAATACACAATTTTCGGCACTGTAACCGCGTGTTTCATCCAAACGTTCCAAACTTACACATTTTGGTGTAAGCCTTCCACTACTGTAAGCACATTTGAAATTTTCCTCTTCCAGGGTATCGGCAACCCATGTTCCAAAGTAATCTATTGTCCAATCAAATTTGTGTTCCCTGGAAGGTGCTCTGCGTTCTGAAGTTTCACCATTGCGGACTTTTGTCCTACGTTTTGATCCGTCATACAATGACTTTATCTTATATCGCCATGTGTCTGTGCGATAATTGTTTCGACCTCCGTACACTTGTCCATTCATCTCTACCTTTGGAATTTTGAAACGGGATGGAATCCGTATGTTTGTAAGAATTTGAGTTTTGGATTCATCTTCATACCATGTAGTGATAGATCTACATACAGAACGACCTAGATGTTGAGATATATACACAGCCGCGGCTATGCTAGACCTGAAACATAAACCCCTGTTTATCCCATATTCGGGTATTGGTGAAATTTGATATTGTCTTTGCCTGTGAAGCTCTTCTTTTTTATAGACGCACCAAAAACCAGTTTTTGTCTTGTCTGGAATCAATATGAGTTTTTCATTTTCAACCATAGTTTTTGCTTCTTCGTCATCTATAGTTTGTAGTAGGATCATCTCTAATTAAAGGACTACCCACTTCTTTAACCATGACCATCTCAGCCAACAAAAATCTGCGTTAAATACAAGATGGTTCAGAGTTTCGCCACTAAGGGGAAGACGTACTACACTGCTGATAAGGATTTACGTTAGAAGTTTTAAACGCGTAGGCTAGTTTCGAACCCTTCGGTGGTTTTTTACAATATATCTTACAATCACAACAATCCCTTACAGACACGAGTTGCTTTTTAGTCGCGTAACATCGTGTCGGTAACATAATATCTTTGGAGAGGTACCTAAGTATCTGGTCTGTGAGTATCATACTGTTATTTAAAGATTTTTTCTTTATATAAGAATATGACCGATCGAATCTCTTGGAACGAGTACTTCATGAAAGCCGCCGAGCTCGCATCCGTTCGATCCCCATGTGAACGTCTTAAAGTAGGGTGTGTTCTCGCAAAAAACAATCGTCTTATCAGTATGGGCTACAATGGTTTCTTAAGTGGCTCTGAGCATATCTCCATCGTGAGAGATGGACATGAACAAGCCACAATTCACGCAGAGATTAACTCTATAACGGATGCAGCGAAACGGGGTGTTTCCGTAGACGGTGCGACCGCTTATATTACTCATTATCCATGTTTAAATTGTTACAAAGCATTAGCAAGCAGTGGAATCAAGCATATCTATTTCAAAACCAGTTATCGCGACGATCCAGTCATCGCGGAATTAGGGTATGAAATTTCTCTATCAAAATTATAAACCCCAACTCAACGTATTTTCACGAGTAAAAGGTTCCGGGGTAAACTTTTTCGTGACGTGACGACGTTCGTTAGCATCGGGATCACATTGCGCGGGATCGTACAATATCCCACTTTTACGCTTTACTTGAGACGTTTGATCACGTCTCACGCGAGGTGTCTCTACCTTCGGTTCATACGGAATCGAAGAATGATGGAGACAAATACGAACCTTTCCATCCGGGTTACGCTTATATCCAAATGTATACTCAACCTCTGAAATTTCCCCCGTCGTCGCACACGTAAACTCGTACGTACCCATAGCGATCGCTACTTGATTATGACAGTCGATCTGATGATTATCAAAAATGACTCGACTGAAACCCTTCTTAGCGTTAATCGCGAAACCATGATCTTCCTTATATCCACTGATCACCGCGTCATGGCCCACAAAATAAGACATAGCATCGTTTGCAGTCGGGCGAAATTGCTTTGCAGCAGCCTTCGTCGGTTTGAAGAGTACGTTAGAATGATCATATCCATAAAGCTCACCCGCGCGTTCACCCGCGAGGCTAACATAATCACCACCGGAAAGGAAGCAATTAGAAATATCTACAATAGACTGTGCCCAGAAGTTTTGTGCGTCGATAACTTCATCCCTCGTCACGTGATCGACATCGGTCTTGGTGCGAAAATTATCGATAAGCTGTGAGGCTTCGTCCATAGGAGGTGAATATCTACGATTAGCTTCCGGGTCGCGTTGATCTGGGTCATAGAATATACCTCCGTCGTTACGTTTATTGGAAGGCATATTCACGGTTTTTGCAGTATTTTTACGACCACCAAATCCACGTGCGGAATTGATTTCCGTATCATATTGATCAGGATCATAAATAGCACGAGTCTTTACTCGTCGCAAACTAAAAGATCGAACAGGGGATAAGATATTCATGTAATAAGAATACGAACGCTACTTTTAAATAGGTCGTTTATCAATATTCGAAATTCGCATGAAATAAAAAATCTCCATCAAAGTAAATGGTCCACCTAGAACGGATACACGAAGAAATACGTGTACTACACATAAAGGACGAAACTTTAGTCTCGTATCGAATATACGAAAATTTTTCGAATCGAATACAACAATTTAACACTATCAAGATGGGTGGATACCCCGATCGCGATAAACTAACTGAAGAAGAGATCGAGGAACGAAAATATTTGAATTCTTATTTCGAAACTTTAAAAGAACTATTCCCACACATTGAATCGAAATGGTCTAGAAGATATGTTTAAAGATAATTCACACTCATAATGCATGACGTATATAGTAGGAGACTGCTTAGAAAAGCTTGTAGATGTACAAGATGGAAGCGTCACCACTATATACCTCGACCCACCCTTCGATAGCGGTCGTGATTACACGTTATCAGAAAATGATGCAACGGGTTTCAAAGACACATGGAAAGGTGGAGACTATAAACAATTCATAGAAAGTGTTATAGATGCATGCATCCCAAAAATGAAGAAAACGGGTACCCTGTTTTTTCATATCTCGGCTGAAAAAATGTTTACACCGGAACAGGTCTTACGATCAAAATTTAAATATGTTCAGCCTATATTTTGGAAAAAGTGTAGATCTAAGAATAACGTAAAAAAGAAGCTGGGCGCTACCATCGACATCATATTTAAATGTTCAAACTCAGCCAATCCCGTGTTTAATGTAGTATACCAAGCACGGGATGAGAAGTACGTTAATAATTCGTTCAATAATAAGGATGATAGAGGAAACTATTCGTTGGGACATGTCGTTACCGAAAATACAAAAAAAGGATATACATACCCATTTGAATTTGGTGGAATTACGTTCAATCCCGATGCGGGTTGGCGTATCAAACAGGAAGAATTAGAAAAGTTGAAGATAGATAATAGATTGCATACCCCTAAAAAAGTCGGTTCAAAGCTATACAAGAAGATCTATCTTCACGAAACGGAAGGAAAGCCCTGTACAGATCTCTGGGATGATATACATTCAATAAGTCAGGGTTCAGAATTGAGAACGTATCCTACGGCAAAACCTGTGCAATTGTTAGAAAGGATTATAAAAATATCTTCAAATGAAGGTGATTTGATACTCGACCCGATGTGTGGTTCCGGCACTGCCGGGAAAGCTGCAAAAAACTTAAATCGTGCCTACATTCTCATAGACAAGAATGATAACACGGAAATAATTAATACTCGCATACAATAGGATTTTCGAGTGCATCCATTAACCCCCGGGGATTGTCTTGCTGGATTTTGACCGTCAAATACGAACCCCTACCCAGTAAGGCCTTAACCCCATTATTCAGTGCAATTCGTAGACGCAGTCCGCATGTGTTCTCGATGGTTGCACTCGCAGAATCGTCGTTGATACGCAACTGACCAGGTTCACTCCAGAGACGTAACAACTCTTCTTTCCCAAACAGGATGACCTTTTTCTGCCTGGTCGAATGATAAATCACCCATTTCGAGTCATGTGTATCGTACACCCTTTCCAATACACTCTTGTAGTCAATCCTGGTCAGGATATTGTGCGAGAGTTGCTTATACTCGGCTCTGACATTCTCTGTAAGTTGATGCTTCGCTTCCAAATCCATAATAGGAAGATTGTCATACATATACACATATTCCTCGGCCATTTGTCTATGCTTTTCCACATAGTACAGCATGTAATCTGCATCCGACAAAGAGGCAAGAGACGTATTTTTCCAGTCGAACGAACCACTGTCCGTAGTTTTCGTCTTAATTGACACTCCTTCACCTCGTTCGTTGACGGCATCGGCGTGGTTTCTTGTCCCTCCCCTATGTTCCAGATTTCCTGTCACGTCTCGAATAAGATGAAAATTAGGATGGTTATTCACCAAGTCGATCGTATTATGCTCATTTTGAACACCCTCGTGATGCGGAGTCCCATCGTTCACAAAAGTCATGATTCGTAATTTTACGCGGAACAAGTTTTTACTTAGGTGTAATTTAGGAACTCTGCATATCTGCATACATTAATCAACTATTAAAGATTTGGCGGGAACAAAAAGTAGAATGTTATCTCTCACAAAAACACACTTTATTCGTCCACGTGTCGCAACTCGCGCGAAAAAGGACAAGTTCGTAGAACCCACAGAAGCACCCGGTGAAGGAAAGCGCCGTGAACCAAATTTCGACGAGAACCCGGGTGGCATCGATCCACCGAAGAAAGAAATGAATCTCATCAAAAGGAAAATTATGGAAATTTTTAAAATCAAGGAGATTGATTATAAAAAGTTCAACAAGGAAAATAAGTGGGCCATTAGGCCTGGAGAGAAGAAGTAATTAGCTTTCCATTTCGATCCAAACCCTTTATCTCAAGTTTACCATCGTTTATTAACTGAAGAATTTGTTCCCCTACCCTTTCATTATCGCGCCACGCCTGATCCTGTTTCGGATCTGCGGGAAGTTTCGGCATAAATGCCATGAACGCATTCATTTTCTTATCCATGGGAAGTTCTTTGTCTTGAAGAATTCTTTTAACGTGGTTGGGGATGTTATCTAAGTTCATTGAATTTATATAAAGCAACTTCTTTAAACTCGTGATTATCATCGTCGTTCGAAAATAAGACTTAAGTTAAACCAACATAAAGCAGATACACAATCTATATACAAACGATGATGCGCGTCTCTTCTGTCACCGATTACATCCTCAAGCTCGAGAAGCTTAACCAAGAGTCTCGCGACAAGATCGAAGCTCTCAAGGAACTCTTCATCAAGTCCGAAGAAGATAAGGTTCAGGCATTGAAGGAACTTAACGAACTCAAGAAAAAGCCCACCGTCAACAACGTCACTTTCGTAGACGGCAACGCGCGTGCTTCCTGTGTTAAATACGCTCTCAACGAGGAAATTGCGAATCATCTCTCGATCATCGCCGAGAGGGAGCATGATGTGTACAAATCTCGTGCATACACGAATGCAGCTGGAATCATCTTGAAGCTTCCCTATGAGGTGACTGATGGTGTTTCTTGTGCAAAGCGCACCAAGGGTATTGGTCCTTCTATCGCTGCTAAGATCGACGAATTCCTCGACAACTACTACAACTCCGACGACGATTCAGATTATAACTCAGACGCGGAGTCAGTCGCTTCCAATGATCTCGGATCTTTCTACAGTACTGATGACGAATCTGAAAGTGACGAGGAGATCGATACGAACGAATACATCGCGGATGAGCTTGAGAATCTCGCTATTCTTGAATCTAAGCGTGGTGAGGATCCTTTCCGCACCCGCGCTTACATCAAGGCTGCTAACACGATTCGCGACGTTAAATTCGAGATTACGTCTGGGTCAGACGTTTACGAAGGAGATAAGAAGCTTCCTGGTATTGGAAAGAGTATCGCCATCAAGATTGACGAGATTCTCCAAACTGGAACTACCAAGCGAACTACGGAACTTCGTCGTTAAACCCAATTCGCTTTAGGTGAACGTCGTCGATATTTTGATCGACGTGAGAGACGATTTAGTATATAAATATAAAATATAGCAATTCCCATTGGTGGCATCCTTG